GCTTCCTACCAAATCGAATATGCTCAACTTTCTTGAGTTCTTCGCTAGAGTGCCATTCTTGATACACTGCAAACCACGCCTCAGCTGTCATTGTGACCGTGTGTATTTCTTCCGTTTTTCTTTTCCATGTATCTTCACCTCCAAACACTTCTTGTAATCCCATTCCTCACCTTCAGTTATCTTCAGATGCTTTCTTCCTTCTGCTAGTACCGACAAAAACAAATCTACATCATATTTCACCATTCGTTTATAGTCTGAAAAATAAACTAAGAAGAAAGCGTCCATGCCGGCATTTTTACAATGTTTGAGATTTTCAGCTTGCTTTATGTCTTTCTCTTCAAACTGCCACCTCATGCCTTTCGACATTTTCGCATCAAAGCAAGCTTTGTAATTTGGCAATACAATCATATAATCGAAAGGTTCACCTTCTATGTACTGACCCGTATGATTTCTGTTTGGATGTAACTTTGTGCCGAAGTAACCCGAATCGAATACATATTTGATTAACTTGTTGATTTGAGATTCAAAACTATTTTTCATCCTGCCTTCCTCCCGTTCATAATTCGATTCAAAATCATACTTGCTTGCTCTGCTGTAAGTCTTTCAGGAATGTCGATTTTCCTCCTGCGTAGCAGGTTCAATTGCTTTTCTGTAGCCGGCTTCCGTCCCCACTTGCTCACAATATTCAAGTCCCATATAGCCCTATATTCGTAGTATTTTTCATTCAATTCTTTGTAGACCGTATCTATAGCCTTTTGCATACTCATTTTTTCGCCGTTGTAAATCGTCATTCCGAGTTCATTTTGAGCCGGTATTCTAAACGTATTGCGTTCTGGCAGGCTAACAATCAAATCTCCATTTGGCATCTTGAAAAAGTTGATATTGTGAGTAGTGTATCCCTGCTCTCTAGCCCAAAGGTTCACTATCTCGGTATTCCTTATCCAACTTTCCGGGCAATCGCTTTCTTTTGCAATGATTTCCGGTAGGTCGAACAAATCGCCTTCAATTTTATCCCTTTTGGACTTAGGCACCTGATCCAAGTCAACACCTATAAGAGTCGGAGCTGTGCATATATCACATTTTCCGGTAACACCTACGCAGTCAATCAAGATAAGCTTCTCTTTATCCGGATGCAGTCTTAGGCCTCTGCCTACCATTTGGGTGTACAAACTGCTATTCTGCGTAGGTCTTGCAATTATAATTGTCTCCACAAGCGGAATATCTGTTCCCTCTGTGAATATCATACAATTCACTAATACTGGTATTTCTCGTCTGGTAAACGCTTCGATAATTTCAGCCCTGTTTTTTGTGTCCCCTGTAACTGCCACAGCTCCCGGAATTTCTTTTGCAATATCTTGAGCGTGTTGTACAGATGTTGCAAATATAAGAGTCTGTCCTTTAGCGTACTTGTAATATGCTTCTGCAATCGCTTTGTTGTGCGACTCTATATTCATAGCATTTTCAAGCTCTCCTGTCACAAAATCTCCCATGCGCCGAGCCACTTTCGACAGGTCATAACCTATATTGACTCTCAAACAGTAGATATCTGATAGATAGCCTTGTTGTATTCCCCATTTCAAATCTCTGTCAAAGATAATGTCTTGATATATATTGTCTAGCCTTGCTCCATCTCCGCGATTCGGTGTAGCCGTAAAGCCCAAATGCAAGCGTGGTACAAAATAATCATAGATTTTCTGATAGGACCTGGCCGCTGCATGGTGCGCTTCATCTGTGATTATCATGTCAAATTCCCACGGGTCGAATTTGTCAAGCCGTCTAACTAAGGTTTGTACCGATGCAATTACAACAGGTTCGCCGTTTGATTTTTCGCTCGCCATTTCAATTCCAACCGGGCAATCATAATATTTGATAGGTTGACGTATCAGCTCTTCCCTATGTGCCAACACCAATACTTTCCCTCTGCGTTTTATGTTGGTGAATACAACTGTCTTGCCTAGTCCAGTTGCAAGCCTGATAATGTATGAGCCTGATTGTAAGCTATTGATTATATCTAGACATTCTTTTTGATAGTCTCTAAGTGTTATGTTCAATTTCTTCATCTCCTTTCTGTTTCAGGTTCACCCAAAATCCCGTTTCACCGCTGTATAACTCCAACAACTTCATTGCTGTTTCCCAAGTTGGATTTTTCCTAAGCTCAATTCTCAACAATTCTGTTTCCTTAATCCGCTCTATATGCGCATCCATAACCTCTTTGTGAAATCTATCTGTCTCATAATCCTCGATTGCTCTAAGTTTGTGTTTACTAGCCTGATCTTTACTGAGCCTTCCTGCTTTGAATCTTGAAAATATGTTCTGCAGAGTCCAAAACAGGTTTTTTTCTAAGTAGTGGTAAGATTCCGGCGGGCCATCAAGTCTTAGAACTGCTTTTTCGATTTCTTTTGGGTCTAACATGGTTTTTCACCTCGCTTTTTAAAATGCTAACACATGCTAACACATGCTAACACATGCTAACATTTATGCTACGCTGAAACCTGCTATTTTACTGAGGTGCTAACACTGCTAACGTTTTTCCCACGACATATGTGTTATATATATAAGAGTGTAATTGAGGGGGGCAAATAATTAATTCCCATGTGTAGATATTATATTATGTAGCATGTTAGTATTATGTAGTATTATATAGTTACAAGCCTTGATACAAGCGGGTTCTAGGGGTGCTAACATTTTTTAAAAAAATGTTAGCACCATGTTAGCATGTGTTAGCACCTTTAGAATGGCAGGGTTTCAAGGTCTTCTTCAACAATGTTTTCTTCATTATTAAATACAATTTTTACATAGTTTCCCTTTATACCGTATACATGTGTGTTAAAATAGTACCTGCCCTGACTATTCCGCTCTATGTATCCATTTTCTGCCCATTTTCTTACAACTGCCGGATATTCAAATCCAGCTTTGCTCATTTGTTCAGTCAATACGTCCTTGAGAACCATACAGCAATTATTGTCTAGGTCGATTTTTCCCCATATTTCGCCGTTGTTGTCCTGATCTGTGAATCTATTAATATTTCTAGTAATCCAAGACACAACCCAGTCATATGCTCTAGTTGGCACGTCGACATCAGCTTTAGAACGTAGATAATCCTTAATATCAGATATTTTCAAAGGAACATCCCTGAATATAATTTTGCAAGACAATTCATCCGCTAGAAGAATTGCTGACATTGCCATTGCCTGCTTTTCGGTGGTATCGCATTCTTCCAAGACTTTTTTGAATATCTCTCGGTACCGGTCTTGCAATTCTTTCCTATCAGGAAGATTTGCAATATAATCTTTCCCGGCATACCCGTAGTTTTCGCGAACTAAGTTTGCAACTGCGTTTCCGTCATCAACTACACTTTCGGTACATTCAATCTCTATTACTCTGTTTTTTGCACCTCCGCCGGATCCGTCCTTTGTTATTGGTTCCTCTCCGGAAAACAGGAAACAACACCGCCATTGTTTCAGCTCTTCTATGCCTCCGTACGCCTTGCCCCTACCTCTGTCGATACCTTCGGTTAGGAACATGATGAGCTGATCGTAGTTATCCCATCTGCTTTTGATTATCTGCAGTTCGTCTCCTGCGAATGGAACCGAATGTAAGAAAGATGCTGTCCTTCCAAGGCTTACTTGTGTAGCATTCATAGACCTTACCAGTTTCCCAACCTCTGGATCGCCCCATACTGACATAGCAGCCATAATTCCAACTGTTTTTCCTGCTCCGGTACCGCCCCAAACATGAACCACAAAAGGCAGGATTCCCAAACGCTCTACAAGAGGACTTGCAAAAGAAGAGGCCATAAGTAAGCGAAATATTTTATTTTTCCTAAGAAATAACATTTTGTTTTTCCATTCTTCATAATCACCACATTCACTTACAGCGTCATACACATCCTTAAATGCAATATCTCCGTCGTACTTTATCCCTTCTACATATGGTGCAAAATCATCTTCTATCCACCCTAATCGGCCGATACTCTTATGTACCGGTATATCTCCCATATTAAGAGTCACAACATCAGATATGTAAGCAACCAAATCTTTTGCATTTTCACTTGTAACCTCTATTCCGCGGTCTGCTAACTGAATGATATTAGACTTGTTGGCAACCATAGACCGATTGACAACAAAGTCTTTCCAGTAGCCATCCTTGTAAAACGCTATCTTGATTTTTTCGGTACCATCATCCAGGTTGGAAAGTCGCTCTACTGGCAATATAGGATGTTGGCAAGCTGTAACTTTTTGAGGAATAAAATTATTGATTACTTCCTTGTATACCCCTAAATCCGTACACTCCCATTTCCCGCATTTTAGGTTAGGCAAAGGGCAGTCTGTGAATTTTATGACGTTTGAGCCGGCTTGCTTATTCTTTTGAATGAATGCTAATTGGTTTGCTTTATATAGTGTGTCAAAGTCCCGTGTAACTCCTAATTTGCGAGCTCTGGACCTGAGCTGCACAAGCAATTCTGTATGTTCCATATGGTCTATAATCGTGAAAAGATAGTCAAATACATCTCTTTCAAGTATTGATTCCTTAGTTAATTTTTCTATCTCAAACGGCATGAAGCCCATTTCCCTCAACTCTTCTGCGTTCAATCTCTTTCACCGCCCCTTTGTTTAACTTGTAGAAGCTAATCGGGTCTTCTGCAAGCCATTCTATGTAGTAGTCAATTTTGTCTTTTTCAACTTGTATTTCTGCTTTTTTGAAACTTTCACTTTCAAAACTTGCAAAATGCAACTCCCTAAAATAACTGTATAAAATATCTTCTGTACACCTAACCCATTTTTTAAACTGTTCTTTCAATTCCTTGTCCTGCCTAGCTTTGATAATTTCACGCCTGCTAGGTTTGTAATCCAAATCTAACCCGGCATGAAAGTCATTATTTAATTTGGCAAGTGCTTCATAGGGCTTTAAGTTAAAAAGTAACTGAGTTAGAGTGATTACATCGCCTTTTTTTCCGCACCCAAAACAATTGAATATCTGCCCTTTAGCAGAGAAGGAAGGTTCCTTCTCTGCATGAAATGGGCATTGTGCTTTTCCGTTTCTGTCAAGTCTTATTCCATAAGCATTACACGCATCAATAATTGATACATGCTGCTTAATTAAATTAAAATGGGAGTTCATCAATAATATCCTGTGCAATATAATCAGTTGTAGGTGCGGAAACGTTTTGCAATCTTTTGATTTCAGGTATTTTGAATTTTCCTTCTCTAATTGCGTCAACACTTCTAACAAATCTACACTTTACGATTGTTCCAATACTTCCATCTGTTTTTTCATATTCTTCTTCTCCGAAAACTCCACCAAACAGTTTTCCTACTAATTTCTTTTCATCCCAATTCCATTTGAAACCGGGGTTGGATGCTTCAAGCGAAGTCATAAACCCTTTGAAATATCGTAAATCATCTTGTCTTACGGTTTGGTAGTACATTCCTGGCCACTTTGCATCAGGATTGCTTTGTTTTTTGCTTTCAAATCTTCTTTTGTAATATCCTTCGTGCTCTCCCTCTGCAATGTCAAAAGCTATTCTAAGTAATGTTCCGTAGTCTTTTTCTTCCGCTTGAACCTTAAGTATTTTGCAAATGTAGCCACCTGGTTCTAGCGTTTCATATTCGCCAGTATAAGCTTCTGCCTGTTCGTATCCTTCATACTTCCTCATTCTCGTATTCCTCCATTCTCTTGATTACATATGCAAGGTCGTTCGGTATCTCAAAGGCGTCGAAAAGTCCCATTGGCGACTTTGCTGTGCTGTTTCGTGCCTGTGTTTCAAAGATGTACCTATCGTCAACACATTTTGCGATAAGTACCGTTGTAAACTTACTTTCAAGGCATATCTTGTCAAGTTTGCGGCCGGACGTCTTTATCCTTGTGAAGCTGTATCCACTGTCATCACGCTCTGTTTGTGTATGAAGCATGAAAGCGATAGTCAAATCATCCCGGAATAAATGTGCTTCGGATACCAGTCCCCATACACATTGAGCAAGGTCAATCCATTTGTCGTATCCCTTTTCCTTCATCCGCTTGACTTCATCGTCAATCATGATTGTATTGAGTGTATCAACCACAATGACTTTGAAATGCGTTTGTTCAGAGTGAATTTTTTGTAACATTTTCCTGATGATTTCAACGTTGCTTGTTTGTATATAGTTTTTCTTTTCTGCGTTGTATTGCTTTTTCCACCCCTTCCATGATAAGCCTTTGCGGTCAGCGTCTATGTAGAATGTGGTTTCAGGATTCAGCGTCCTTGCTGATGTTGTCTTTCCGCTGCCGGATTCACCGGCTACACAAATTACCCTTGACATCCCCTTCTCTCCTCTCTAACATCTCTTCCCATTCCTCTGCGTTTTCCAGGGATTCAAACTTCCACCCCCAGCGCTTCTTCTATTGTCTTGAACTCAGGGTCTATATACCGCACCAAGCATTCCCGCTCGGCATGCAGTATATCTCCCTCAACAACATATACCTCTTCGCCCTGG